CTGCCCAGCATCCGCTTCCACGATCTGCGTCACACCTTCGCCACCCATGCCCTCACCAGCGGTGTGGACGCCAAAACCCTGTCCGGCATCCTGGGCCACACCAACGCCTCTTTCACGCTGGACACCTACACCCATGTCACAACCGATATGCAGAAGACAGCCTGCGGCATCGTAGGCGGCTTCATGGAAGATATCTTCGGAAAGGAGTTGAAACCGTGGCAAGAAAACGAAAAGCCGGCGACGGAACCGTAAGGCAGCGCAAAGACGGACGGTGGGAGGGGCGCATCGTCATCGGCTACGATGATAACGGCTATCCCAAGACGAAAAATGTCCTCGCTAAAACGAAGAAGGAGTGCCTTGAAAAACTCCAAAAGCTCAAGGAGGAATGCGGCGGGCTGAAGCCCGAAAAGGTGCGGTCAGAGATGCCCTTCGGGGTCTGGCTGACATATTGGTACGAAAATCATTCCAAGCCAAAAATTCGCCCCACCACGCAGGAAACCTACGAAAGCCGCATCCGTCTGCACATTATCCCGGAGATCGGCAGCATTCCGCTGAACAAGCTGACGCAGAATGACCTGCAGCAGTTCTACGGTCGGCTCAAGAAAAGCGGCCGGAAGCGGTTCACCGACAAGTACGGCGAAGGACTGTCCGACCGAATGGTGCGTATGTGTCACGCCACCTGCCGCTCCGCATTGGAGAAGGCGGTGCAGGATGGGCTGATCCGTATGAACCCGGCCATCGGCTGCAAGCTGCCACCGAAGAAGGCGCGGGAGATGCAGGTGCTGACACGGGAGGAACTTCAAAGGTTCCTCATTCAGGCGAAGTTCGAGGGCTACTACGAAGTCTTCCTTCTGGACTTAGCCACCGGCCTGCGCCGGGGCGAGCTGATGGCGCTGCAATGGGACGACCTGAACTTCAAAACCGGTGTGCTGAATGTGAACAAGCAGGTTTACGATGTGCGGGGCCAGCTTCAGATCAGCACGCCCAAGACAAAGAACTCCGTCCGAAAGATCGTCCTGCCGCCTGCGGTGGTGGCGGTGCTGCAGGAGTACAAAAAGGCGGTGGACTCCCGCTGGATGTTCCCATCCCCGGTAAAAGAGGACTGCCCCATCACACCCGGCGTGGTGCGCCGCAGACTTCAGCTCATCTTGGAGCACGCAGGGTGCAAGCATGTACGCTTTCACGACTTGCGCCACCCGTATGTCAAGCACACGACAAAAATTTTTAGCTTACGCCTGATGGATTTTCAAGCGCAGGCTTATCCTGATGCTCGGCGAAAAACTCGCGGAGCTTGTCAGCTTCTTCGGGTAGGACAAAGCCGAAGCCCTGTCCGTCCACTCTGCAATAGAAAGCGATTTTCATGTCTGCCTCCTCAATCGAAAATGTCTTGGATTTTGTATGCGATCTCAATGCGCTTATCAGGGTACACCAGCACCCAGTCGATTAGCAGCTCGGCCAGCTCGGTGGTCAGCGTGTCCGCATCGAAAATCGCCTTGGACGCTTCCTTGCGGCTGTCCTGCCGTGCCTGTTCGTCCTGCTTTTTCTTCGCCTGTGCCAATACTGCGGCATAGGCGTTTTTCGTTTTCAGCAGCAGCTCGTCACACGCGGCCTTTTCTGCCTTGTAGGTATTCAGGTCGATCTCGCCCATGAGATAGCGTTCATACAACGTGCGCTTGCCGTCTTGCAGCGTCTCAATCTGCTGCTCATATTCGGCGCGTTCCGGTACGGAAGCATCTACCCGGAGCGTACCGTCAGGGGCAAGCGGCGCGGTGGCTTCCATCTGCTTTTTCAGCGTCAGGAATACCGCCTGTTCCAGCTCCGCGGCGTTCAGACGCATCTTGTGGCAGCGGCTTTCTACGTCCGCCTCGGAATGGCGGCAGTGATAATATGAGGTTTTCTGCATGGTGCGGGACAGCGCATGACCGCAGCAGCCACAGAAGGCTTTGCCTTTCAGCGGGTAGTCCCGCTTTTTCTTGTTTGGCTGGGAAAAGCGGAGCTGGCTGGCCTGCACGGTATCAAACACGGCTTTCTCTATGATGGCCGGGTGATGGTCGGGGATGATGTACCACGATTCTCTGTCCTTCAGGCGGCTTCTGGTGCCGCCTACTTCGAGAACCGCCCGCTTGCCGATCACATACACGCCGGTGTAGCGTTCGTCCTCCAAAATGCGGAGAATGGTGGATGCACTCCAAATCCCGTGGCAGCGGGAAATATCGTGGGTATGATTGCCGTGCGCCGCTTTGTACTGGCCGGGGGTAGGGATGCTTCTGCGGAACAGCTCCCGTGTGATGGCGGTGGCGTTGATGCCCTCGGCGGCAAGCTGGAAGATGAGCTGCACAACGGCAGCGGCCTCCGGGTCAGGCTCCATTCTGCCATCGGCGCTTTTGCGATAGCCGTAGGGACAGATTTTGCTCTGATACTCGCCGCGCTGCATCTTGGCGTACTTGGCGCTCTTGGTCTTGATGGACATATCGCGGCTGTAATATTCGCTGATGAGATACTTGAATGCTACGTCCATGCCGCCAGTGTCACCCTTGAATTTGCTGCTGTCAAAATCGTCGCTGATGGAAATGAAGCGGGTATGGAACAGCGGGAACACGCGCTCGATAAAGTAGCCGGTTTCAATGCTGTTTCGCCCGAAGCGGGAAAAATCCTTGACGATGATGCAGTCGATTTGATTGGCCCGCACCAGCTCAATGAGCTTCTGTACCTGCGGACGCTCAAAATTCGTGCCGCTGTACCCGTTGTCGATGAACTCCATGATCTCCGCGTTCAGAGCTTCGGGCATGGAAGCCGCGTACTCGTGGAGAACAAGGCTCTGATTTTCAATGCTCAGACTGTCGTACTTGTAGTCCTCAATGGAGAGGCGGATGTAGAGGGCAATTACATATTTCTGCATTGTTTCAGCACCTCCGCATAGGTTTCAAACTCGCTCTGGAAGCGATAGCGCACCGTGATCTGCTTGTCGTGGGATACCTCGATGCGGTCGATCAGCCGCTCGATGAGTGCGCCGGTCAGCGCACGGTCAGTCTTGATTTGCGCGGCATCCTGTTCCAGCGCCCGGTGCTGCTCAAGCTGCGTATCTATTGTCCGCAGGCCGTCCTCCAACTGCTCCATTTCCACGGCGAGATCGGCAATGCGGCTTTCGTACTTCTCCTTGTAGTCAAAGTATTCATCCTTGGTGAGAACGCCTTGGACGAGGTTTTCATATAAACTCCGCACGATACTGCGAAGCCGCTGGATTTCCTGCCTGCGGTTGGTGATTTTCTCCCGCAGCTCAGCGCGGTCAGCAGCCTGCCGGGGCTGCTCCGCAAGCGACAGGCGGTATTCGCCCAAAGCGGTGTTGAGGGCTTCCTGAAGCATATCTGCCAGCGTATCCAGCAGCGCATCCTCGCGGATGGTCACGCCGGGGCAGGCATCCTTGCTGATTCGGCTCCTGCTCAGACAATGGTAGAAGTACACATCGTCGGACTTCTTGCGGATATTCCGCTGCCGGTGCAGGCTGCCACCGCAATGGGCGCAGAACACCTTGCCTTTGAGATGATTCGGCGTGTAGGCTTTGACCTCCCGTGCCTTGGCGCGGCTGGCGGTCTGATTGAGGATTTCCTGCACCGCCGCAAACTGTTCCCGGCTGATGATGGCCTCGTGGGTGTCCCGTACCACCGTCCATTCCTCGGCATCGGCCTTGACCTGCCGGTGATCCACGGTTTTGGTCTGCCCCTGAACGAGATCTCCGGTGTAGACCTCGGAGCGGAGAATGACACCGACTGTCCGGGTCTGCCACTTGCCGCTGCCGAGCAAATTTTCGTGGGTGATCTTGCCCTGCATCTTCTTATAGTGGCTGGGAGTGAGAACGCCCGCTTCATTCAGCCGCACAGCGATGGTATTCAGGCCAGCGCCCTCGGAAGCCCATCGGAACATCCGCTGCACCACAACGGCGGCAACGGGGTCGATGATAAGCTGGTGGCAATCGTCCTCGGCCTTCAGATAACCGTAAGGAGTACGCGCACCGATGAACTTGCCGTCCTTCATGGCCTGCCGCTGCTGCGCCCTGATCTTGCGCCCGATGTCCAAAGCGTAGGCTTCGTTTATCATGTTCCGCAGCGGAATGATGATACCGGAATGGGCGTCCTCCGGGGCGACGGTATCGAAGTTTTCATTGACCGCAATGAAGCGGACGCTGCGGATGCGGAAATACTGCTCGATGTAATAGCCAGTGTCGATGGTGTTTCGTCCCAAACGGGAAAGGTCTTTGACAATGACGCAGTTTACATGACCGGCCTCAATATCCGAGAGCATCTGCTGAAAGCCCGGACGGTGGAAGTTTGTCCCCGTCGCGCCGTTGTCGATGTAGGTATCGTACACGCTGATCTCCGGATACTGCTCCAGATAGCGGGCAATAATCATCTGCTGGGTTTCAATGGATACGCTGTGCGTGTGGGTATCCTCCACCGAAAGGCGGACGTAGATCGCGGCGCGGCAAGCGGCGTCGGCCTCCTGAACGACTACCGCAGCCGCTTCTTTCCTGCTTTTTCTCGCCATGCTCAGCCCACCTTTCTCTGTTTGTAATCTTTCTGCTGCGCCGCCAGCGCCAGAAGCTGCAACGCCTTTTTGTATTCGTCCTCATGGGTAAAGGTAATATCCAGCTCCTTTTTGCCACGGACGCGGATGCTCTGTACCATGTGAATGAGCGCCCTGCGGTCTAAGGTTTCCAGCGTGGAGAACTGCGTAAACTGTGAAATCCAGCGGTTGCGCTCACTTCGATTTTCCAGCACCTCCGTGAGCTTTTCCTTGAGAACGCGGACGCTTTCGCGGATGTCCTCGGCCTGCTTGGTGTACTTTGCCTTATAGGAAGCGTATTCTTCCTTGGTAAGCATACCTCCCACAAGGCTCTCATAAAGCCGTGCCTTGAACTCCAGCACCTGCTCCAACCGGCGCTCGTTGTCGGTGATGTGGTCGCTGTATTCCTTGGCAAGCGCCTGATTGATGCTGGACTGGTCAATGCCAGAAAGCAGCGCCTTCAGAGAGGCAATGTTGCCGATATAGGCTTTCAGGCTGTCCCGCACACAGTCGATCAGACTGCTTTCTTTCAGCATGACCGGATGGGTGCAGCCCTTTTTCTTGCCGGTGGGACAATAATAGTAGTGGTACTCCTTGCCGTTTGCACGGTTGGTCTTGCGGGTCATGCGGCTTCCGCAGCACCCGCAGATCAGAATACCGGAGAACAGATACACCGTGTCCTCGTTGGGAGAAGTCCGGGTATCCAGCCCCTTGATGCGCTGCACCAGCTCGAAATCCTGACGGGCGATCAGCGCTTCATGGGCATCCGGGACGCGCACCCACTCGGAGGCGGGGCGCTGCTCCATCTGCTTGATCTTGTAATGCGGCGTACCCTGTTTGCCCTGCACCAGCGTTCCGGTGTAGGTTTCATCCTGCAAGATGCGGATGATGGTGGTAGCCGACCATTTGCAGTCGGCCTTGTCCGCATAGCCCTTTTTCGCGTAGGGCAGGCCGTTGTTCTTCTTGTAAGCCAGCGGGGAGAGGATACCCAGCCGGTTCAGCTCTGATGCGATCTTGGAGGCACTTGCGCCCTCCAGCCGCATACGGAAGATGTCGCAGACAACGCGGGCGGCGTAGGGGTCAGGGACGAGTAGGTTTTTATTATCCTCGGCTTTCATGTAGCCATACACCGGGAACGCGCCGACGAAATCGCCGTTGCGCCGCTTCACGTCCAGTGAGGTGCGGGTCTTGATGGAAATGTCCCGGCAATAGGCTTCGTTCATAATGTTCTTGACCGATACGGTCAGATCATCGCCGCTGTCGTGGGCGGTGTCGATGCTGTCGGTGATGGCAATGAAGCGCACCCCGTAGGCCGGGAATACCCGGCGCAGATACCGGCCAGTTTCGATGTACTCGCGCCCCAGCCGGGAGAGGTCTTTTACAATGACGCAGTTGATGTTGCCATCGGTGACATCCTGCATCATTTCCTTGAACGCGGGGCGGTCAAAGATGATGCCGCTGTATCCATCGTCGATCTTTTCGGAAACGACCTCAATATCCGGGTTGTGCTCCACAAAGTTTTCAATGAGCTTGCGCTGATTGGAAACGCTGTCGCTTTCGCTGGAATGATCGTCAGTGTAGGACAGGCGGATGTAAGCGGTAGCTTTGTATTTAGGCATGAAAAAGCACTCCTTTCTCCCGGACTGCTCCCG